ACAAACAACGCGTCGATTCGGGCTTGGTGTAGCCTTCACCGGTCATCGACGCGTTGTTTGTGAACTGGTCTTCCTGCATCCAATAGACCGTACCGAGAGTGGTCGGCACAATTGGAATGAGGTCTACTACGCGCAGAGGGCGGTTCGGGAATGGAATTACCAGGTCGGTGCGAGGGTTAGCAGGAATGAAGCCAGGGCCAAGGCCGCTTGACACCATTAGTGTCTTTAGGGCAATTTGCCGATCTAACGTCAGATCTTCGGCGTCGTACACGAAGTGCCCGCGATTGTCGTGACGCATCTTAAATTGACGGCTTTCGACTACACGCTGACCGAGGGTCTTCATGCCGTTGTGAGGGTCAAGCCCACGAACGCCATAACCAGCAGGGGCGCCTGTGTCAATATACTTGCGCTCAAGGGTGTTCATGTCCGCGATTGCCGCCATGTTCTTGGCGGCGACCTCAGCTCGACTGAGCGCAACATAGTCATCGTTGAGATTTGACAACTCGGTTAGACGAGAGTCAATGTCTCTCTCAACGCCATCGGGGTAATCGTAAACCGGCACGCCGAGGGTGGCGTGAACGCGCCCGGTGTCATACTTGGCCTGAATCTCGGCAAGCTGCTGGCGCTTTGCCTGTAGTTCGCGGCCTACTTCCAGAGCAGTCTTCATTTTAGGCTCCGGCAGAGCGAGCCAGGTTCGCACCTATCTGTGCGTCTAGGCTCAAAGCTCGCCTGGTCATAGCCAATGTCAGACGCTCTCTTCGGATCCGTACCTCTTCGGCAATCGGGTCTTCTTCGGGCGTTTCTGCATCAGCTGCGGTGACGGTTGTCGGAGCCAGGTCACTCTCTGTCTCAGGAGTCTCGATAGCGTCCTCCGCAGGCGTCTCGCTCGCATCGGTCTTCGTGGACTCTGAGTTGTCAGGTGTGCCCGGCGTAGTTCCGGCATCGTCGTCCGCAGCATCTCGCAGGAACGCCTTAAAGCCGTGGTTGGTGAGGGCGACAGCCTCGGTTCGGGAGAATCCTGAATCTCTCAGGAGTCGCTCAAACGCTCGAGCATCGCCAGGTTTGGCCTGCTTTTTAGCGGCAGGCGAATAGAACAACATGTCGCGGAGTCGCTTCGTCGATGAGGTATCGGTAGAAGGCTCACGCATTAAAGCGTCAACAATTCGGATTGCATCGTCTCGGTATTCGTTGAAATAGTCCGTAACTGAATTTAGTCGATCGCCAAGCGGTGCAGTCTCTCCGTCATCCGTGTAATCCCAGCCATAGAGCGCACCGTAAACGCGGTTCATGAGCGCGTCATAGAGGGAGGATAGGGCGCCGATTGTTATCTGAGCATCAAGGTAGTCGCCGCCAAGCAGATCGCCTTTGGTTTCCACGATCTCAGACTTGAACTCCGCAAGGCTCTTGATTGCGACGGCAGTTGTTCGCGGTTCGGCAGGATTAGGCGTCAGGCTTGCATCAAGGCCCAATGGCCAGCGGGTGACTTCGTGCGCCTCTCCGACTTTCTTGCGCTCCACCAGGTGAGGAGCAGTGCCGCTTGACCAACCCAACTTGCCAGCCTCAGCCAGCTTGTAAATCTCTTTTTCGTAGTCATCTCGGAGTTCAAGTTGAGCCTCCAGCCAGATGCCTACGTCGTCCATCTTCATCTCGCCACGTCCGAGCTTGCGGTATTTCAACGTGTCGTCTTGACCGTGCTGGTAGTAGATGGGGGTGGATGTATGCTCCTCGAGGTCGTAGTCTGTCTTCGCCGTAAAGAAGTCCCGATACACCGAAATGTCCGGGTCCTTCGAAGTTGAGAACAGTACAAGGTGACCGCCAACTTTGCCATTGCCCAGAGCTTTAACAGCCCCGCCGAAGAGTATTAGAGAGTCGGCCATCGTTGCCTCATTGAGCCCAAACGCAGAAAAGCCCGCCCTCGTTCTCGCTGCCGGTGATGGCTGCGAGAACAAAGGCGGGCTGTAAAAAGTCTACTTCCCCGATATTAGGTTAAGATTGCGTCACGGTTAGTATATGGTTTTAATGTTTGTCTGTCAACCCTGCAAGTTTTCTGTATGCAGCAATTTCCTGTGCAAGCCCTTTTAACTCGGCCTCTTTCGCGGCATATTGACGCTTCTTCGAGTGATAGACCTCCTCAAAGTACTTCCTACTGTCTGATGGCAGCGTACATTGCGCCCGCTCTTCTGTGAGTTGTCGGTTCATTCAATCGGCCTTATAACAACACCGTAGACACGGAAGGGCATGGAAGCCTGCGGAGGAATTCTCGTACTCTTACCTGTAGCAGTTTCGAAGGTTGAACCTTCGCGGAAAATATCCCAAAGCGCTTGAATCCTAGACCATGAAAGCATAATGACCGCAGGCTTGCGCCCAGTCTTTACTTCATGAGCAATCATCAGTTGCCGAAACTCTTCAAGCGGCGACTTCATCGCGGAACTCCAGTAAATCGAAACGCGCACTCTTCGGAGGCAAGCCCGTTTCCGTTTCCAACTGCAAAGGTTCAGTCTGCAAATACCGCCCGTACTCGATGGCCGCCGCAACGAGCGTTATTAGTTCCGCATGTGTTCGCGGAATCATTTGCCCCGATACCTCTTTCACGCGCTCCAAGAATTCCTGAGCCTCTTCTTGCTGCGAGATTACGTTCAGGATGGTTGCGCGCTGCGGCTCGCAAGCTTCGCATCCCTGATCCATACAGCCGGTGCAGAGAGGCTGGTACCCGCGCTTATCCGTTATAATGGGCACTACGCCGCCCTCGCTAACAACGCCGCCGCCTGTTCATCGCCCTGCGCCGCATAATAGGCAATCTGCGACTTCGGTACCTTCTCAATGTCTGGCTCTTTGCCTGGGCCACCGATGCCGGGGAAGTCCACCAATTCAGGAGTCACATAGCACAATCCATGCGGGTGGTCGATTGGCACATCGCCCGGCAGATAAACGCCCGCCGGCAGATTTTCCGAGCCTCCTGCTGCCCAAACATCGCAAATATCTGCCGAAGGATGGCTTGCGGATAGGTTCCAACGCACCCCTGTCACATAGCTTTTGAGCCTGCCAGATGAATCGGAAACCGACATCACCGAGGCCTCGCGCTGAACGTTGTTGACTTCCGTACGAGCGATGCGCATTGCGTTGTACTTCGGTGTCTGGGCGCCCGCCTCAGTCAGCACTGTGGTCATTTGCTTAGCGATATCCCGCGCACTTGACCCGTCCGCCAGTCCTTGGAGTAGCGTATCCTCAATTGTCTTCCGAGTGGTCACATCCAGATTGTATAGCCGATCCGAAAGCTTCAACCCGTCTTTGAAGTAGCGGGTGGCCGCAGTTTCGACTGCAGATTGTGCCAGCGTGCCGAAGCTCGCGGTAAGCGTTGTACCATCGAAAAGAGCGACCGAACGCGAGTAAATCGGAAAGAGAGTCGGGTCAACGGACTTAGCCCGAATCAGTCGCTCTATCTGGTCTTGCCTATCAGCCATCTGCTGCGCGCTGGAAAGCATGGAAAGGTCAAGGACGCCGGCGAATTCCGTCTTCAGCCGGGTTAGCTCTTCATCAATACCTCGGAGCAGATTCGCCTGTGCCACCGCAAAATCAATGCCGGTGAGGTTATCAGGCAACCCTTCAATCCGGGCTACCACACCTTTAGCCGCGCGGTCGTAGACTTCGGCCAACCGTTGAAGGTCTTCGCGTGTCTGGCGGAGTTGGGCCTTCCTCGCCTCGCGGAGCAGGGTTCGGTAGTCGGATGCAGTCGCCACCGGTGCAGATGGCGTGATGGTTCCTGTTTCGCGGGGTGGTGATTTGATGGCTAACAACGCATCACCATATCGTCTGGATTCGACGAGATGAACTGAGACGCCAAATGTTGGTTCTTCTTTACAACAGATGGGTCGCCGATCTTATCCAAAGGCTCGCCATCATGAATAGCCTGCAACTCCTTCTGATTGCCACCGATAGCCGGGTCGATCTCATGCTTAAACACAAGCGCAAGGTGTCGGCGTACGCATTCGGTTTGAGTTTTGTCTAAGTAAATTTCTCCGGGAGTACTGCTTGCCGCTGCCAATTCAAAACATCCTTGAAGCCAGAAACAGAAATCTCGGCTTGTCATAAGTCGCCTCCCATCGGTCTAAGCAATAATTCTGATTGCTGCGTATTCACATGCGGCTCGGCGGGGCAAAGGAGGAATCGGCGATCTTTTTCGAACCTCCACACCTGATCCCAAATAGCGATTTCCCCTTCATAGAGAGTTGCAGACAAGTCGGAATGCCAGAAGGCCAACAGTGCTTTGTCGTCAAGTTGTCTGAGGTTGCGCTCGGCTGCGTTTCTAATCTGCGCCTTATGCCCTTGTTCCGACATCCCAAAATACGATGTCGGATGAAATGACCACGGGCGAGGCAACCGCGCCATCGGCGGCGGTGTTGTTCCCATCAGCTAACCTTCAGTCCTATCATTACACGCTTGCCTGTATGGTTGATTTCGATCTCCTCAAGCCAACTTTGGTATCGCGTGCTGTTATCCCACCAAACCACATCGTAGGTCACACCTGTGCCACGGATGCAAATTCCGATAACCACTCCCTTGAAATTGGGGTCGCGGGCAAGCGTCACTTCCGCGCCGATTGGATAGACTTCCATCAGTGCGTTCCATTCAGCACAGGTGCAGGTTCATTCTCAACGTCCAGACGCTCAATCTCCGCCTCAATCCGAGCAAAGACGTTCGGGTATTTCATCTTGAGATCAACCATCTTCCCCGGCAATGGAGTTAACGGCTGCCCATCTCCACTTATGGCAGGCGGCGCGCTCATGTCGCGGTAATAGATATTCTCGTCACCCGGTTCTGGTTTGCCGCCCGTCGCCATCTTCCATTCGGCCTTGCTGATGAGGTTGGCGAGCCAATCATCTCGAGCGCGATTGTGCAGGTTGTCTAAGTCTGGCTGCAGAGCCCGAACCTCGGAGTAGTCGAACGCTACTTCCATTCGGTCAAGAACCGCCTTGTTCGGCTCGAACTCCGGCAGAAGGCGCTGCGTAGCCTGCGTGCCATTGAGTGAGTTCAAAGGCATGATGCAGTCTTCCCAGAACTGTTCCCGTGCCTCTTTCCAGTTGGCGTCGGTCTTCATGAGGCGGCCAACGAGCAGCAGCGCAACTTGCGGCGGTACACCGAACAACGCGCAGATCAAGGCCTCGTCTCTATCCTCGAAGGTGTCTGACGCCATGTCCTTCGGGGTGACAGCCGGATAATGGACATCAATCGGCATCTCTGTAACGACCGTAGACCCTACGTTGTCACCCTTGGACTGATCGTCGATTCGGTCCTTCAGCTCCTTCGGGTCGAATTCGAGTTGGTCCGTAGCCCCTTCCTTTGCGCTGATGATCTTCCCGGCGACTCCAAAGTTCCGCATGATGTTGGCGCGGTAGTTGGACGACAGTTGGAGTGAGTAGGTTGGGCGCTTGGACGACATGAGCGGAGCCAGCCCGAATCGCGGATCCCTCGGATTCAGTGCAAACTTGATGTGCCACATGTCCTCGGCAGGAACGTAATGCTTTACGCCTCGCATGTCGGTCATGATGTAGGTCGTGATGATCTCGCCGGTGTTTGGCGGCAGTTCAATTCGGTCGTGTGGGACATACCAGAGCTCGGCAGGCTCCTTGCCCTTGGTGCGCTCTATCACGACGTACGCGTTCCCGTTCGTGTAGAGCGAATAGGCGATCATGTTGCGCAGCGTGCCGCCATCGTAGCGAGGATTCGGACGGTTTAGCAGATACGTGAGAGGGTGACCGACTACCGCCTCCCAGTCACCCGCGGCGTTCTTCTCGCGGACGTAGGGCGGCGACTGCGGCAGGTTCCGGAATAGGGTATTGAAGCATGCTTGAACCGCAGGGCATGTCAACAATTCGCCGGTCATCAAATCCCAATTGATTCGGGTGCCTGGGATGAAGAAAGACCGAGCTGCCGCGCCAGACGAGGAAACATTCCCCGGCAGGTCGGACGCTGCCCAGTTGAAGGACTTCAACGCTGATTTCAGACGGTCTAGTATTTTCATGGTTAGGGAGTCCTTTGGTTACCGCCTCCCAACGGTGTGCCTACTTGCTGTTATCAGCCAAATCTCTGACTCTGGCTTGCAGTTTCTCAAGTGTGAAGTCCTGCGGCGTGAGGCCTACCGAATGCGCCATCGCCCATACCGCAAACTGAAGTTCATCGTTCTTCTTGGTAAGGTCTTCGGTTAGGACTTTTGCCTTCTTTTTCGCCTCTTGCTCAACCAGATAGTCAAGGCGCTCAAGGAGCGTTACTGACGAAAACCCCTCAGTCCACCCTTTTTGTCTTACCCACCTATGGACATTTGCTAGTTCCTTGCGGTATTTACCTTTCGTCATGCCCCGCCTCCCAACGGTCCTATTCACCTGTATAGTACGTCACAACAAAAGGCAAGTCACTTTGAGTAGGCTCATTCAGTAGTGCGCGATGGAAAGACCCCGGTGGATCTCCGTACATTCGGGTGACTTCTTCTTGTGCCAGTTCTCGCGCCTTCTCCAATGATTCTGCAACTACAACGATATGACTTTCGCCAAAGTCGTCTTCCCACTCGTAGGCCTTCATTTCTTCACCACTACAATCTCATGACCAGCAACCCACCGGTCAAACTTCACTTCTCCGAACATCTCGCCCATCCACTCTTTGACGTACCGCTGCGTGTAGATGGCCCGATGCTCGTCACAGAACATCCCATCAGGAATCGGCTGCCCGTCGTCCATCAGCATTGGCAGCATGAAGATTCCAGCGCCGCCCGGTTTGAGTAGGCGGTGAACCTCGGTCATGAACGCTTCGCCGTCCTCTGCGTGTTCAAGGATGTCCATGCCGATGATGCAGTCATAAGTACCACTTCGCCAGCATTTGGTAAGTTCGGGGAAATATCCCGTAAAGACATAGGAGCGCGGACCTCCAATCTTTTGAATCTGTTGACGGTACCTCTCATCGACCTCTATTCCAAGAATTTCGTCGAAATTACGATGCAGTTGCTCCATTAGGCTACCGGGAGCGCATGCAATTTCGAGAACGGCTACCCCAACAGGGCAGTGTTCAAGGACCGCCTGAATCTTCGTCACACCCTCGGGGTTCTCGTAGGTCGCAACATTGTAAACCTGCTCGGCCAGCGTAGACCGCCCCGGCTGATTCCAGTAGTCACCGCCGTAGACTGCCGCATGGTCGAAGGGCTTCTGGTTGATGAGCGTGCCGCAGTCTTCGCACTCTTCGTAGTCAGGGTGAAAGGAAGGGCGGAGGTAGTGTTTATGCATCGAACTCTTCCGATCCGCCATCAACACGGGCGATTCTACGCCTTAAATGCCTTATGTTGGAATCCAGCTGGTCAACCTGAGCGGGAAGTCCGTTGTACCGCTCCTGAAAATACTCGTTCGACATGGCGACAACGCATCGGGCATAGCGTCCAGCATCGGCGAGAATCGTCTTGGCCATCTCAATCGCGCCCTCTTCACTTTCTTGCGGCTCAGGGCACACGTTAACGAAGATCCGAAACCCTTTGTCGAAGAAGTAGACGATCCACGCATCAGGATTAGGGCTTTTGCCTATTTGCTGAACGTTGCACAAGTGCCCGTCTATATCCGTACTGCCAAACGTTACTGCTGACATATGGTTAACTCCGTCGCCTTGCCCCAATCGTGCCGCTCCACGGTCTCGATCACGTACTGCGCAGTCGCTCTCTCGGTAAGGTGGGTCATGCAGTGGTGGTAACCAGCTTCGTATATCTCAAATGCGCCCTCACGGTCTCGCAGTGCACATTCTAAGGCTGTGGCAATACTTGAACAGATGAATTGCTCTCCCTCATTCCGAACGCCATATCCAAGGCATGTTACACCTTGCTTAAGCGGCGCCCGCGTCACAATCCCCAACGGCCCCATAAGCAAGCAACTCCTCACAAGCACCTCGGTCATGCGAAACGAGCCACTGCCGTACCCATCAAAGCTGACGCCGACCTTTGCCGCCTCCTGCCTTCGGAAATACTCATCTTGTGGCATGTTCACGCCCGCGCCCATATCCCGCTTGAAGATCTCGCACTTGGTATGACAGTTGCGAAGTTCCTGCTCAATCAGCGGCCTCCACGGATGAGAGTGCCCCCATGCCAGGAACAGGTCAAGGTCACGGCTCAAGTACTCATTTCGATTTGGAGCCTTCGGGCATTCGCTCAAATGGTAGAGCGGGTAGTCAATCGGGTGATAGCTCTCGGGGTAGTCGATCCCCTTCATGTACTCCCGGAGGAAGTAGGGGAATGATCTGCCTTCCAGAAACCGCCTCAACCTCTCCTGCTGCCCTCGGTTCTTCGTGTCGTGGGCCATCGCCGCTTCGGTGAAGGTATTGGCGTACAGGTGCCTACGGTCGGGCAGACGGGTGTGATAGCCAAACTCCGCGCTATCCAGGAAGGCAATCGGCGTGTTGCCCAGCGGAAACTCCGGGTAAACGTAGTCGGCATCGTGCGCCACTTGATTGCAAATCACGATTAGGTCATAGCCCTCGCCTGGGCGGTAGACGTGGACCTGATGCCCCAACGACATCATGCCGCGTTCAAGCCCGCCGATTAGTGGCGATCCGCCTTTGTTGGAGGTGAAGAAGGCGATCTTCATTCAAACCGCCCGGCATCCGCCAGAAACTCCAGATGTGCATCACGCGCTACGATGTCCAGATGCGGGCAGGTGTGCCAATGTTTGTGGACCTCTATATGCTTCGTGATCGGTGTGATCCGAATGTTCGTTACATTTGTTACGGCAATCTCCACGATCTCCTTTTGGATGTCGCCGGTCATCTTTGAAGTCAAATCGAAGACCTTCTGCCAATACCACTGTCGCAATCGCAGCCCAAGGCGCGGACGCCATCGGTAATAGTCAGGATCATCCTCGTCTGGATGTCCCTCTATTGCGTTCTCTTCGGCTTTGACAGAACGCTTGGCCGCCCAACTTACGAGCGTGTCTTTCAGGTGGTCTTGCCATGTCTTGTTAAACGACCGCTGCCGCTCGGCCGTCTTGATGACCGGTTCTTTTACCTCTTCCTTTTCTTTGACTGTTCGCCGGTCTATGGTGCGCTCTCGCGCCTCGCGTCCGAAGACCATGCCCTCGACCTGATAAGCGATTTGACCAGCCATCTGCTGCGCGTAGTAGTCTGGGTTCATCCTCAGTTCGGAAAGCATAGCAGGTGACATGTAGGCCTTGACGCCGAAACGGACCTTTTCAAGAACGAGTCTGCTGAACTCGGGCGACATCGCATAACCGATTGGGTCTTCCCCGAAATGTTCCCTTGTGTTAATTGGCATACCTCACCGCCTCCCAACGGTTGAATCCACAACTTACCGCACGAACGTGAAAACGTACTCCATGGCCGCAACATCCCTCGTACGATGTACCGTCTGGTATCCTTCGCGCTTTGCTTCGGCGAACACCTTAGCCCAAAAATCGTTCAACGTCTCTTCATCCAGCCGCATAAACACGATCATTGGAATACGGAATTCCGATTTGTTTGACCGTATGGCTATGTCGCTGTGAGGAACCATTTCCACAACTTACCACCTAAGCAGCTACCAACTCGTTACTCGTTCTCAGAATGTGCCCCGGCAACTGCCCCATGCTCGCTTCATACCGAAGACCTGGCGCACCCGCATTGAAGGGAATGTTCAGGGCCGCGCGGACATCGTTTTCCAACCTATCCCGCCGCGCGACGATCTCCTCAGCGCTCAGATAATCGGTGTAGACGTAGGATGTGTATTCACCCGGCACGCCCTTGTAATACTCAGCGGTCGTATTGAAGTCGATCTCCACCGCATGGAGATGGTCTCCTGACTTCGGCGCGGTGTACGTCCATATCCCAAGTTCGGTTTCCTCTGCGTCGTCATAGTAGGCGGTCCCTGGATACGTCGAAATCACCGTGCAATCGAAATCGGCCGGCTTCTGCTCCATTAGCCAATCCTGCGTATCCTGAATCGTCTCGGCGCTCTCTCCAGCGTGACCGACTGACATCAACGCTTTGACCTTCAGCCCATGCCGCCGCGCAATCTCCATGCACTCGGTATTCTGTTCGCGTGTCGCCTTCTTCTGGATGTTCTCCAGGATGCGAGGCGAGCCTGATTCGAATCCGACGAGAATCCACCGGAAGCCAGCGCGGTACATGGCCGCCGCCTGGGCATCTGTGAATAGGTTGGACTTGATGAAACCCCTGAGACGGAACTCTACGCCTAACTCCACTTGAAGGGCATGAATCGCGTCCATCAGTTCAACGATCTGCTTGTTTACGTTGAGCTCGTCGTCGTACATCATGAAGCCGCGCATCCCATGGGCTTCGTACAGGTGCCGCATCTCGGCAACTACACTCTCCGTGGTACGCGTTCGGATCCGTCTCAGCATCGGGCTATTACGGCCGCCGCAGAAAGAACACATATAAGGGCAACCGAGCTGCGCAATAAGGCTGATCGCGGGCACCCCGTCAATGCTGTAGTGGTAGCTGTCCACATCCACCAAATGCCTCGCAGGCAGCGGCAGTTTGTCATACCGCTCATTCGTCAAGAACAACTGACTCGCCGCGTCATCCCCGTCAATCAGCTTCGGCGCATCGGGCATAAGCGCGTGAAATATCGCATCCTCACCATCACCAGCAACCAACACATCAAACATGGTCTCAAGCGACGAGAACGCCTTGCCTGCGCGACCGCCTACGATTCCGCGCTTATCTTCCCTCCGCTTCGCCGCGTTCACCAGCGTGACGTGCGGCCCGCCTAAGATGATGCGTGCATCGGGCCGAACGGATCGGATAGCCTGCACAATCAGCGTTGTCGCGGGCATCTGCGGGGTTGTCGCTGTTAGGCCGAAGACAGAGGCGGAGGAGCGGGAAGCATGGGCATTGACCGCCTGCTCGAAGTTCTCAATCCCGGAGAGGTCAATCATCTCTACGGTATGCCCTGCCTGCTCCAACACGGCGGCCACGCGGAGGATGCCGAGGGACAGAAACACGCGCTCATCCATAAGGAACGGGCTGGGCGGGGTTATTAGGCAGATTGGCTGATTCATCGGTTCACCGCATAAACCGTCTGCCTGGGAGCGCGAAACGGCTTGCCTTCGGGTCCTTTTAAGTGCGGTGTCACGTATGTTATTTCTGCGCCATCCGCCTTTCTAGGCTCATGCAGTTTGCGCCAGTGCCCGCCCACTAGCCACTGGCATGAATATTTAAACCCGGCAGATGTCTCTTCCGACCTTAGACTTGTCTGCCGCCTTCGCAATGTAACCGTTCGGATATCTGGGCACTGCTGGTTTATCCTCGTGAATGCTTTGCGGGTTGAATGTGAGGCTCGCTGACATTCCATAGCTACAAATGGGAGAGCCATGTATTTAAGGCCCGCTTGAACGCGCGCTCCGAGGCAATCGGCAGCGTACTTTGGCGTACTGATTGTTCGCGTGAGGAATCCACCATTTTCAACAATAATGGTTTGCCAAACAATTCGCAGCAAAAGGTTCTGATTATTCGGGAACACAACAAACCCTTCACAAGAGTCGATTGGATTTTGCTGAAAATAAGATTCTGATTCAAAACTCGTCCAAACACTTTCAGTGGCATCGATAAGGCTGTCACCACTGGAAAACAACCACAATTGAATATCTGGGTCGTTGTGGGCATGGGATTTCAGGTTCTTGCTAAATATGTCGAAGGCTTGGTTTGAATTCTCGAAAGACCGAACAGGAGGTTCAGGCCCAAGAAACGACTCGTAATTGTTTTGGGACGCTTTCCAAATTTCCATATCCCAAACTACCGGCGTAATAGTGCCTGTAATTAACCGATGGCCAAGCCGGGAAATAAGGCTTCGCCAAGATGTATCCTCCATATCAATGCGTGAGTAATAGAGCAGATCATCTAGGCTTTGCTCCTGCATAAACGTACTGCCAATTTCCTGCATTTTTTTGATAGCTGAATTTGCGATTGTGCTCATTCCTTCACCATCCATCCCAGCGTAATCTCGCGATTCGGCAACTCCCCAAACCGCTCCGTCACCGCCTGATACACGCCCGGGAAGTAACTATGCTCGGGGTGGTAGTCGTGGAAGGCCATGATGCCGCCGTCCTTGAGACGCGGCCACCAGAGCGCGATGTCCTGCTTCACTGCCTCGTACGAATGGTCAGCGTCAAGGAAGATGAGGTCGTATTCCTGCTTGTCGCGCCGCGCAGTTGCCGCATACAGTGCACTCGTGCCGATGTAGTAATCAACGTTCGGCAGTCCCTCGATCGTGCGCTTATACTTGTCGAGCGTGGTTAGCTCGTCCATCTGGACGGTGCCGGCCGTATTTGCTTGGAAGGTATCCACAGAGAATACGCTTACCGCCGTCTGAGCCATCAACCATGTGCTATAGCCCTCGAAAGCGCCAACCTCAAGGCAGACGCGGCCCTGTGCTAGTTCCGGCAGTTTCTCGGCCTCGCATGGATGGAGGAAGCCGGTCACGCCTGCGGCAGCGGCTCGCTCGACGTAGCTCATGGCCATGCAATCACCCTCGTCATGCTGTTTGGCAGGATATCGTTTGCCAGAGATCCGTCATAATTTCGAGTCGTGTATCCGTAATCGTCCATGAGCGCCATGAAACTTTCAAGCGATTCGCCGTTGTCCGGTAGGGTCGCGGTATGCAGTTCGATGAACATCAGCGGGCGGCATCTCCGGATTAGGTTCTCGGCACCCCGCAAGACCTGAACCTCATACGCCTCGACGTCAATCTTCATGATGTCCACGAAGTATTCGGCGGGCAGGATGTCGTCGAGTCGCGCCTCATAAATCGTGATCTGCTCACTGTCTGGGCGGTCCAGATTGGCAATGACATGCTTCCAATCGCGAGCGCAGTTCACTTCACGATATGGGGTGTCGCCTAGAAAGAACTGTCCATGACCGAAGTCTAGCGTAGGGTTTGCCCGCACGTGATCCATCAGAATCGGAAACGCCCACGGTGAAGCCTCTATCGCGTATGCCGTGCCGCCGGTAAGCGCACAAAAGACCATGGAGAACACGCCGAACAGCGCGCCTACATCCAGTAGTGACCGCTTATCTTTGGATAGCTCTACGAACCGCGTCATCTCAGCAACCATACCAGCCGGGCCGCGGTCGGTAGCCTCTGGACGATCAGGATTGAAGACGTGGCAAGCACCTTCTCCTTCTTCGTTGACGTTGAAGGTCACGCCGTGCATGGTGTAGGGATTCAAGCGGTCCTCATTTCGCAGACACCACTGTAACGTCAAAACCGTCGAGAATTACCACTCGCCCGGCCAACTGCGGAAGTGCCTTGATGATGTCGTCCCGAATATCTTCAATTGAGCAGGTGGACCCTTCTCGTGTAGTGATAAGAACAACGTCGCCACTACCTACAGTTTTAGCGTCTATCTTGCCCGCCATCGCGACCGCTAAGGTTCCGCCGCCTATCGCTTGAATCGCCTGTCGTCTGTTCATGGTAACTCCCAATGTGCAAGGAACTTGTGAAAGTGGTCGTTCATACCCGACCCGTTGAAGTGAGCCACGCCCGGAGTGGTGCCGGTTAGCTTGTTGGTGAGAACCCGGTCGCGCAAATCGAAATCCTCGTCACCTGTAGCGGAGAAGGTCATCGCTAGTTTGCAGGAGCCATCGACCACCATCGGTACTACTTGCTTTGTGTAGGCTTCCTGGAAGTAGTACCGATGGTGGTCGATGGCTCTGCTGCCGTCTGGATTGGTGCGGTCCACTCCGATACTCTCGAGATCCATCGACTCCAGCAGTTTGAGGATGTTCTCAGCGCTGCCGCACATGAACCCGCTGTTGAGGTAGCGCCATGGGCCGGTGTCCGGGAACTGCTCTTTGAGGTCACCACGCGGCCATATGTTGCGCTCGCCATTGAAGACGATCACATCGGCACCGAACCACTCAATACAGCGGTCTCCAATGCCGTGAGGATGGGCGAGGAAGAGGATGTCCCACGCATCGGTGAAGATGATCCGGTCGCTCGTGTTGTTGCCCTTGCGCAGCCAATCGCGGAGCAGGAAGGGCTTTGTCATTAGACCGCTCCATGTTTCGCCGGCGCCGAGGATTGTAGGCACCTCTGCGAATCGATGAAGGGACGCAAGGTAAGCGTCCGGGCGGTAGTAGCTTTGCGTGGGAACATGGGACGAGACCGTGACTACTTGGGCGTTCATTTGACCTCCGTAAACGGGCTAGAGGGAACCGGGATGTTAGCGACGGAGCCATCCTCCTGTAAGACAAGTACATCGATGCGCCCGTCTGGATGCTCGAACCGTATAGTGTTGGCAGGCATGAATGGATCCGTGACGATAGCCATCTCGTAGTGATTTGAAGCCCATCGCTCGAACGGGCCGGGTACTTTATGGACGCCTAAGGCATCCAATACCTTGTCGCACGGATCGCCAGCGAACAGTTTTGGTAGAGGCGGAGGCGTCCTAATCTGCTTCATGACATCAAGGAGTCCGTCAAGGGTCAAGGGCGGCAATGTGAACTGAGGCGCGCTTGTCATGCTCCAACCTTTCGGACAACCAAATACCAACTGTACGCCCCCGCCTCCGGTTGCACAAAGACCTCTTCCCATGCACCCGTCTGGTTTAGGACCGCGCGGAACGTCTCAAGGCTGAAATCGGCTTCCTTGTGGGCCAGGTTGCGGATATCCTGGCCGGTGCGTTCCATGTGTGCCGTGCAGTGTGCGACGAATTTCTGTTGGTCTGGGCAATTGGTGACGAGCAATCCGCCGGACTTTAGGACACGCCGCCATTCACGAAGCACGGAAGAGAGTTCAAAGTAGTGGAAATCTTCGAGAAGATGAGAGGAGTAAATCCAATCCATCGCGCCATCGGCAAGAAACTGAAGAGGGCGATCAGCGTAGGCAATCACCTGCTGCCTGTCACCTCCGACCGATGTGTAAGCTTGCGACATATCGAACGCCCATGCGTGAGGAACGATTTTGTCGCCGCCGAATCCAAAGTCGATACCGATGGGCTCGGAGCAGTACGGAGCGAGGGTTTCGCGGGCGGCTGCGGTTTCGCTCATCTAGGCCACCGCCTTACTTCGGAATGCACTGAGCGGAGGTAATCCGTTGTGGAGGATTTGACAGGCCATACAGTCAACACCCTCTCGCTTCCTGAGCATAACCGCCTGCGCCTCTGCCTCATTGAAGGTAGGGAAGCTAATTAGGCGCTTGGCGTCATCGAACAACCATCGACCATCTTTGATCGTGTCGCCTAGCCACACACCGTACGCATCTTGATCCATCTCTACCGCCTCCCAACGGTTAAGCCGTCCGTGCCTGTCGCTTCACGTTCTCAACCATCGTGTCGGTCGCTCCCCATACAAGGGCATCCAACCGGTTAGGTGAAGGTTGTCCAGGTTCCCAATTACAAAGCTCATCCTCGAGGTCGGGCATGCTGCCTACGTGATGAACCCTCTTCTGCTCGTACAGAGCGGCGACTGGCTCAGCTCGTACATACTTGCCTCTGGATGCATGGACACCCCGGTACGAAACCCTTACGCCCATATCGCGGGCAACCGTCCGAATGGTGAAATCGACCATCGCGCCGCCCTGATTTGTTTCTGCGACTATCCGATCCGCCTTATGCTCAAGATAGGCGTTGACCGCGGTAGCCGCCCATTCGTTCGGTGAACCGAAGACCGTCTTGTCTTCAAGCACATACCCGTGCCCGTCTGGGCCTTCCGTCACGCCAAACACCACGATCCCGCAGGCTGAGCCTTCATCCTCGAGATTGGCGGCGGTATTCACATCGGCCACCATCGGGTCAACAGCAACAACAATTCTGAATAGGTCCGGAGCGGTCTTAACCCGGAGCGCGTCTATCATAGAGCGCTGCCACAATGCGCCCGGATTGTCGTCAAGGATTTCGGCTAGAAGCTCCTGCCTGCCGAGTCTCGTGCCCTCGTAACGGGTGAGAACCTTTTGAATGAACGATGGAGCAAGGTTGCCGTAATTGTCATAGGTCGAACCGCGTGTGACGTGTGTCGTCGGGTCATTCACCAGTTCACGGATCAGCTTTATCGGCCTGGGCGTGGTTGTTGCCACTACCCTCGGATGATCTCCGGTACGCAGACCGAATTCCATGTTGGACCATGCGTCATCCGGGTACTTCCATTTGGCCGGCTCATCTGCCCAGACTAAGCCATGCTGCGGTCCGCGGAGCTGGTCGGGCTCATCACCTGAGAAGGTTGTCGCCTTGACTCCGTTCGGCCATGTCAGGCGGCGCTTTGATGGCTCGTACTTCGGCCTGAACCATGGAGGAGAGATTTCGAGTATCCCGCTCTCTCCTTCAACCATAACGTCGCGCACGTCGGCCGCAGTCTGCCCGATTAGACCAATTCGTCCAACCTCGCCGGTCTCAGCTATAGCCCTTACGACTTCGGCGCCAATCCGCGTCTTACCGAATCCTCTGCCTGCAAGGATGAGCCAGCAGCGCCAATCGCCTGGCGGACTGATTTGTGCGTCTCGGGCCCAGAAACTCCACTTGTAGAAGAGCTCTTCCCGCTCCTCATGGCTCAGGCTCGCTAGGAACTGGAGGCGCTCCGATTCGGGCAGCGAGGCCAGCCAGTTTGCGGTCAAGCGAGTCTGCAGCAGTTGTATCTCTGACATCTATCTCGTGGCGGTCAATGGTTTGTCCGAGTTCCTTAGCCGCCGCCGCCTCATGTGCAGTTAACTGGGAGAGTAGAGCGGCATCAACGGCGTACATCTCAACAATCTGGAAATCTTCACCCTTGCCAATACCCTTGATTTGGCGAACCAGGAGGCCGGTTTGACCGCCAGGTATCTCCTCCATCTCAGCCGATTCGCCGCGCTCTTTGATTACCTGCTGCATTCGGATCCAGTCATCGTTCAGGCGCTTGACGCGGTTTACCCGGTCGGCTATGCCAGTAGTTATGACCTCTTCCCTGATGCGCTCGGCGGCTTCATCGCGTAACTTTTGAACGCGAGCGGCGAATTGCGGGTTAGATTTCCATCGGTTGAGTGACCGATCCGTAATCCCACATTTGGCAGCGATTTCGACATCTGAAATGCTATCAACAGCGAGTAGGGCGGCCGCCTTTTCCTGCCTGGTTGTTAATGAATTAGAAGCACGATGTGCTGACATTTACTGACTCACCACATCCCAACCAACCGGCTCATGCCCGCCATGGCAATAACTCCTGCACTGGAGAAAGCAAAAAGCCGCCCGCCTCGATCTCCCAGACCGAAGTGAGCGGCTACCAGCCGTGTACGTATAAAATTGGTGCTACTTGTTAGATTGAAGTATAGCCAAGTTGTGCTTGGTTGTCAATGAGGAGGAGGTAAGGACAAACTCCCATCGCTTTTGGCAGCGCGGGCACTTCCCTGTGACCTTGCCTGTGTCGGGGTATGAGCCGATGTCGGAGCCGCGATAGTTGACACGTCCCTGCGATTCGGAGACTACCACGGTCTGGCATTGGTGGCAGGAGAGGAGAGGAGTCATGGGGAATCCGCCTCTTTAGGAACAGTTAAGTTTTTCAAAGAGCCACAATCTGTGCATCTGTACAGCCCTGGCACTGGACCCCAAATGTTAGAAGCCTGCTTTATGTCCCCATTAGGAGCGGGCACGCGGACTGTTTCATCCATGCCTTTAGCACAAGCACAGGGTCTCGTAATGTTCACCCTTCCGCCCTCCTCGCGTCCTCGTCTGTCTCCGCCATAGCCATATCTATCTCTGCTATCCGAAGCCGCTCATACTGCGCCCTGCATGTTTGATGCTGCTTCGAATCATAAGGCGCTAAGTGCCTAAACTTGGAACCATGATATTGAATAGGCCAATCACTGAGACAGTAAACACACGCATCAGCAGCACAGTTCAGATAAGCTGATCTGACCGCAAGGCGAAGGTCCGCCCTCAACTCCTCATGGCTCTCAATCACCCGAGAGAAGTCTGAGCCATTCACGCCTACCTCACCCCAATTTGCAACTAGGAGTTCATTGATTTGTTCGGGTGTGAGTATCATGATATGACCTCCACCAAGACTTCCACCCAAGGCCCCTGCTTCGGGTCAATATCAATCGAACCAACCGTCACGAATTTGCGGCTATCCTCAATCCCCAGCGCATCGCACAGCCCGTCCTGCCCAGCCTTGAACGAGGCCAGGGCGTTGCTCGCGTCTCTCGGTGCATACGGGCACCTACGGCATGGCTTGAGTGGCTTACCATCAGTCCGGGCTCTGCGAGTATGCGGACAATCACCTCGAGATCCGCCGATGCAGAATCGGTAGGATAACTTGAACTTGGCGCCCACCAGATCGACACGTGCCAACTGCTTTTCGGTCTCCTCTTTGCACAAAGCCCGATACTGCTTGGTAGGCTCGCTCTTGATGCGCCAATGGATGTTCTCGTTAGGCTTGAGCGAACGCGGCACCGGCGGGAACGTTAGCTTGACGGATTTGACCGTCTCTTCCTCGGCGAACAGGTTTGTCATTCTTCAAAAGACTCCACTGTAAAATCATTGCTTAGTGCCTGGGCAACACACTCCACGCTCTCATGGACTATCGCCCTTGCCGAAGTAAGCAATGGAAAGTGAACTCCTAAAGCACGCTCGGTTAATGGTTTGATTTCCTCTAGAGGCATGTCGTCTGGCACTTCGACAAGCATCACTAAAGTTCTGACCATCTATTTTGCCTCCAACATCGGCAACAAAGCAGGCATCCGTCCAGTAAGGTACATTTGCTCGACTTGTGGCGCGGCCCACTGGCTCACCGTTTGACCATCAGGCATAACAAGGTCAGGAAGGAACTCGCGTTCAACCGTGCTGATGCCAGTTGCCACGGCTTCAAGTTTGGCCTTGATGATAAGGAAAAGAGAGCGCCAACTGCTCCTGCAAGCCTGCTCATAAGCCGCCGCCTGAGCATCGGCATTGCGTACGCCCCTTGAATGATGTGTAATACTCTTGCTAGTCCTGTCTGGCAGCGGCAGGACGATCCGGAACTGCCGATTGTTGATTGTAAACCCGATGAGCGCAGCCGACTCTGCCGAACCGTACAGGAAGCCTGTCGCGCCGTACTTCATGAGCAGTTTCTCAATATCGTTGCGCGTCTTCATCGAATCGATCTTGGTGTCTACAGCATATTGACCCGCCATTACTCATCCTCCACAAAAACCGCCTCTTCCCCGGTATTCGCCTGAACCTTCACCCTGGCCACCCGCTGGCAGACAAGCCTCTCGCACACCGGAACGCACATGAAGGGCCGCTTCTCGTCATAGCCCCATGCCTGATTGGTCACTCGGCCCTTGCGCGGGTGAGGGCAGAGCGGTTCGACTTCGCGGCCCATTATTCGTATGTAACCATTTCGCCGGTAGTCACGTTAAATCTCAATCCGTGCCCTGGACAGGTTATACAGCCCTCACTATCAACAGGAATTCCTCTCAAAGGTATGCCTTTATGAGGGCAAAGCATTGTGCAAAGATTCAGTCTGCCTGCTTCTCATCCTCCACCGTGGCGAAGGTCAACTGCCGCCCAATGTTCAATCCTGCCGTAAGCCACATCGTAGCGAACCATGAACCATCGCCCTCGCCGCTCGGCGTCTGAAAATTCAATCTGCGGTCAAGGAAAATCAGCTCTACGCCGTGCTGAATGTATAACGGCTGCCGCTTCGCCCCTTCCAGCGCAGCGAACGGCAACAGGAGCGCAAACGGTTTTCCGTACTCAACCAGCCACCGGTAAGACTCCGCAATCCAGCCATCTTTCACGCTGAACGGAGGGTTCGTTACCTGGATATCCCAAGGATCCGCCGGTCGATAACTGAAGAAGTTCTGGCCTGTCTTGATATCCGAACCGATTACCGGATATCCCCGCTTCATGAGCGCACTGACTAGGTTGCCCTCGCCCATGGCCGGTTCCCAAATCGTTTTGCCGGCCGGTAGATACGGGTAGAGAACGCTGAGCGCTTCTGGCGGCGTCTGGAAATCATCTCCGCCTTCCTCGGCCCGTTTCTCGCTGCAACCGGTCATTGGCTTCGGCTTACGCGTCCGCCTCTTGTTGGGTTTTAGAGTGAGGTTGAACTCCTCGAGCGTCTCGGCGGTCATGATTTGGCCTCGGAATTCTGCTTGCGCCTCAACTCTTCGTGTCGCTCGTATTCGTGATAACATCGGGAAGAGCAGAACCGAGATTGGCAGCAACACACTCGGCAGTAATCGCATACCTTGACCTTCTGAGTTCCGCGGTGTGTTTGGACTTCTACGTACGCCATCTCTCTACTCCCTCAATCTCCCTACTCCGCAGCCCTCGGTTTCGGGGCGGAGAGGCTAATTCTATGCTGCCACCGTCTCGGATTGCTGTGCCTGTGAAGCCCGCCAAGCGTTCATGTACGTCTGAATAAGCGCCTTGGCCTTAGCATATGGAAACGAATCGATCTCAACATTGTTATGTCCGTTACGGCGTAGAACCGACGCCTGCTTTGGCGTCAACCGATTGAGCGTTCCGCGTGATATTTTCGGCTGTGCTTCGCGATGCGCAGTTATGGCTTGCGTTGCCCGTTCTTGCGCTTTGTCCAGATAGGACCTCATGTCGTGACCTTCTTTGCCTGTCTTATCCAATATGGTTTCGCTCTTGTGCTTTACGATGAGCTGATACCCTTCACCGTTACGGAGCATCTCGCAGGTATAAGCGGGCGGCACCTTCATAAACCGGTATCCAGTATCCGTCGCCTTCCAATCCTGAGTAGATCTCGCACCGCTTGTTCGCATCAGATTCACCTCCGACAGACGAACTTCAAGGTCCTTGTATGTTGTTGGACACTCTCCAATAACGCGATCTTTGACCTCTGCAAATTCATCCAGCAGCTTCTTTGCTTCCGTCAAACTGTGCCCCTGAAGATCCAGTTTCACCGGCAAATCAAGGATGGACGGAACAGTACAAATGTCGCCGCACTTGTCGTACAGGTCCACCATGTCAATAACGTAGCAATTCGGTTTCGCGCTGCTTTCGATTGCTCGCAACCGCTCAATCGGTTCCGCTTCCTGTAGGTGGTCCAACACACCGGGTAACGCTCTTGTGCCGCGCCCGCTCATCTGGACGTACAGGTTCCAACTCTTTGTTGGCCGAAGATGGACGATGCAGGAACATGTCGGCAGGTCGGTCCCTTCAGTAGCAACACCCATGTTGGTAATAACCTGAAGGCGCCCTTCCTTGAAGTTGCTAAAGTAGGTAGTCCGATCCCAGTTTTCGGTTTCACCATCTATAGCCTGGGCCGTGTATCCTGCCTGCCTCCACAGGTCTGCCGCATGGTGTGCATGTTCTACGGACGCACAAAATACGAGGGTTGGCCGATCCGCGGCAAGCTTTTTCCATGCGTTGATAGCCAGCAAAGTACGCTGCTTATCATCAACTACCTTTGCAAGTTGACCTTCGTTGAAATCACCATCGCGGGCTGTCTCCACTTCATTGATGTCGGTCTCTGTCTCAACCACATGACCGATGATAGGAGTCAACCAGCCTTCATCCACGGCAGCAAGCATTCCGTACTCATACACAAGCCGCTGGAATACTGATTCAGTCTCACACGCAGGCCGCGCCGGCCTTCCCTTGCGCTCCAACATAACAGGCGAGCCGTCTAGGTGTTTTGCATACAAGCTCATCCTGTCCGTACGCTTTGCGGTGGCTGTGCATCCTATGTACATGCACCGGCCCTCATCTACGCCGTACCGCGTGGCAATCTTCCGATAGCTGTTACTACTTGCATGGTGCGCCTCATCAACAATAATCACATCCGGCTGGAAAGCTGTGCCAGGTCGCCCTTCCTTCGCGCATGTCTGAACTGACCCAACGATTACCCGGTTACTCGTATGCGCCCGATGTTCAGCCAACTCTATGCCAATCTCCCAGGGGGTCAATTCGCAGTGGTCTTTGATGCGGTTGTATGCCTGAGTGATTAGCTCTTTGCGGTGCGCGAGAACGAGAACCTTTTTGTCATCGTCTAGGAACCGCTTGATAATCTCGGAGAAGGTTGTTGTCTTTCCCGCGCCTGTGCAAAGCACATAGAGCACCCGGTTCAACGATTCGCCGAACGGGTCCATGGCATCAAAGACCGCCTCCACGGTTCCATGCTGGTAAGGTCTAAGAATTTGCGTCATGGGTCTGCTCCGCGAGCTTGGCAAAGTTCGGCTTGTTGCTGTACGTCGTGTAAAGCTGGTTGATAATCTTCTCGACCGTTTCAAGGTCGCTGGTCATGTTCCAAAACTTGCGGAACTGTGCGAGCTTCTTCTGAGTCTCATCGGATAGGTAATAAAGCTCCTCGTCATGTAGCACTTCGTCACCCTCCGCTTCATCTGCAAACGGGTCGCGCGGTTCCTCTGGTATTGCCTCTATGATTGGCGCTTGATTCGCTTCCTTCTTGATCTCAAAGGTGTGATTGCCTTTTCCAAAATCAGCGATGATCGGTTTGGCATCTTCTCTGGCTGGAGTTGGCGTAGAATGAACCTCAACAACTGGTCTGCCGGTATGAACATCAACAATCGCTCCGACCGGCACCTCCGGCTCAGGAGAAGCAGTCGTCTCCCTCGCTTTGCCGTATTTGTCCGATGTGCCGAGCATCCGGTTGACGATATGCTTCAGGTCGCGCAGCGGATTATCCGCGTGCAGCATGGACGCTTCTTCAAAAGCCTGCTTGCGCTTCTCATCTGGAAGCCGCAGAAGCTCGTCAACCATCCGTTTTGTAAGTCGCTGTTTCTCCACATCGACCAAAACCTGCCGCTCTACACTCGCCCACATTCGAAGCTGTCGAAGGTAACCATCGTTCCAATCTGCGCCGAGCCTGTCCCGTGTGAACTCTTCAAAGGTGGAGTATCCGAGAGCCTTATCCGCCTTGCGTTCGTGCATCTCCAAAATAAGGTGCCGAACTTGGACACCTACTGCAAAGAACCGCTCAACAGCCGCCTCTGCTTCCTTCCGAGTAAACTGATACACTTCAATATCCACGCCATACCTCCAAAATAGGACTAATGAGTTCTAACTTTGATTCCTACGGGTTCTTTGACCCTGTGTTTTTATGCATTTGACTTGCCGTGTCAAACTGCACTAACTACACATAGGACACCTGGACTGCCAACTCACAAAACTCCCGCTGTTTCGCAGCGTGCATAGGAGAACACAGTTGGTCGAATCGGCCTTTACACCGAAACCCGTCATACTTCCAGATGATTTGCGCTTGTCTCGCCTACAGTTGCATCCTGCCATTGCCCGGATGCGCTATACAGTCTCGGCGGCTTGAGTTTCGGTCAGCCTGGGAAAACACCGTTTGCGGATCTGTTACATACCGTATAACAACTCGTCTACTAACTCGTCTACTACTTCACGCTTGAATGGCTCGGGCTTCCAGTATTCGTTCCCTTCAGTTCGTAGCGAGGATTTTGGTTGTATGGAACGACCGTGCTGGACTTAGCAACCGGAATCGCGGTCGTTGATTTTGAGACTGAAAGCCCCTGGTTTACCTTGCGGGCTTCGAAGTTGAGTGCATCGATTGCCCTGTCAATTTGCTCAACGGGTTTGTCAAGATTCGTCACCATCTCAAGTGCTTTTCGTAACGCTTCAAATCGGCGTCTACGTGCAGCGCATTCCTGAATCCACTCAACACAAACCATCGCTTCTTCGTTGTTGTCGCAAGCAATTTCAATACAAAATCCTAAATAACGACGAGGATTTACGTATCCGATATCGGTAGTTAGCCAGCGATCTACGCCGTTTGTGACGGCCTCAACCACCATTCTCCCGGCGCGGGCATGTATAACGATTCGCCTGTAGATAGCGGCATGAAGAGGAAACTGCAAGTCCTTCGGGTGAAGCACGTTACTTATCAGGAGCGCATCGCAAACCGGAATGAGCGTCAAGTATCCCAGAATGGCGCGCTCATGATTCCCGCATTCGGGCACAGATTGGCGCTGTAATGGGTTCGACGGCATGTACTCGCCGAATGGATTCTCGTCTATGTATTGCGATGATTTCATATGCGAAAACCGCCAGACACAAAAATGGCCCACAATTGAATTCTCAACAGGCTTCCAACCATGTGAGAACCCAAAAGGGGCCGGGAGTAAGTATAGCGCAACGACGCCGAATCTGTGAAGAATCGGGCGCGGAAAGTGCCAAATATAGGGTTGTCTTTTTGGTTGGAAGCCATGATTATTATCGCATATATGACAGCAAAAATCAAGTGTTTGTCTACTATAATTTGAACTTAATTAGTAGACTAAAAAAGCGGCCGGTAAGCCCGACAAACATAACTTCCGGCCAAGGTCTGTCTGACTGTTCAGGGCGTCACCCTCCTGCCCACCACAGGCAAGCCTCATGTGTGAATTCTGTCTAACTAATTTGCACCCTGAACTAGCGGATCGGCATCTCATTAAAACAACGCACAAGCACCCTGCGCAGCATGGCGTCTATCTCTTCAGGAGTGCAGTCAAACTCCTCAGCCTCGGTAATGAGTGCCAGTAATCCGACCTGAACATCCCGCCGCCACTGGTCCTCCGGCTTGTAGTCTCCGCGCTTTACTTTGGCATCTAAAGCGTTCGCGAACCCCGCACAAAGATGATGAGATGTGCCTTCCTCGTGGCAGAAGAAAGGCGTGCCTGAGCCAATACAGAGTTCAACCTTCTGCTGCGTGAGGTCATCTTTATTCGCCTCCGTGCCGTTCCTGAAGGCGCACGTCGCGCAATGGTTCTTCATCCGAGTTTCCATGTACAGACTCCCGCGCCCGTGCGCGATTCAGATTCCGAGAGTGCCTTGCGGCAGCCTAAAACTGCATCGTTCCTTGAGCCAAATACGGCGCGATGCGGCACTTCGCTAACTCCATGTAAGCCGGGTTGATCTCAATCCCGATAATATTGCGGCCATATTCGAGAGCCACGCAACCGCTAGTTCCAGAGCCAAAGAACGGGTCAAGAACGGTGCACGGAACCACGTCTGCAGCGCACTTACAGGAGGGCTGCCAATCCAAGGTGACTGCAGGGATGTACGAATCCCATTCCTTCTGGCCTCCTCGAGGATTGCGTCTGTCCGCTCCATCTGGTCGCCCTGTGCTACGCGCCTCTTTCCCGTACATGAATCCGCTTCCAGCCTGAATGACTCGCGTTAACGGCGCACCACAGCTCGAGCAGCAGCCCTTCTCACTCGTACCGGCCAAAATACACGGACGCACCAGGTCGCGTGGATATGTGGCAAAGTGTGCCTCTGCGTAGCTTTCGGTCGGAATGGTCCACACCGACCTACGGTTCCTAGAGGAAACCATCCCCGCGGTCGCAGCGGAAAAGCTCTCATTCTGCTTTACACGTGATTTACCGTTCGGCTTGTCGTAATCCCATCCGACACCAGTGCCCATGGCTTTCGGATTCAATCCATTACCTCGAGAATGAGTGTTACCGGTTACGGGCTCTTTGACAGCCTCAGCATCGTAGAAATAGCGCTCTGATTTACTCATCAAGAAAATGTACTCATGAGACTTAGCAGGCCGGTCCTTTATACTCTCGGGCATTGGATCTGGCTTGCTCCAAACAATGTCGCAGCGTATCCACCATCCGTCGTCTTGAAGAGCGATTGCCAGCCGGTGAGGCATCATACAGAGGTCTTTCGGCTTGAGCCCTGGCTGTGGCAACCGGTTAGGCTGTGTCATTGGACCGACACCTGTAACACCTGATCCGCCGAAGAATGCCTGTTTAGACGCCCAGCGTTCGCCCTGCTTCCCGCCTCCCGGATGCTCTCCAACCTTTCCAGCGCCCGTCGCGTAGCAATCCCCGTAATTCATCCAGACCGTTCCATCCTTGCGCAGTACTCGCCGGATCTCCCGAAACACTTCCACCATGCGGTCGATGTGGGCATGAGGAGATTCTTCAAGTCCGATTTGCCCATCAACGCCGTAGTCTCGCAAACCCCAATAAGGAGGCGAGGTAACAACTGTGTGAACCGACTCGGCAGGAAGCGTCTTCAACTGCTCTATAACGTCACCGAGCAGGAGGCAGGCGGAAGGCCTTGTCGGCGCGGAGTGGGTGGTCACGCGGCCACCTTCTTCCGCTTCAAAGACAGTCCGATAGTCTCGCCATAGAACACAGTGTTCCGGTGAATTGTCTCGAACAGCTTCCGCCACTTCCGAACACCCAGGCTCCCTTTCGAGTTGTTGCAGGGAAAGCAGGCAGCAACCACGTTGTTCTCGGCCTTGTTGCCAAACGCTCTCGGCAGAACATGGTCAATCGTTGCTGTCGCCTCTGTGAGATGGACGCCGCAATACCAACACCGCCAATTAGTGAGCGCCAGAGCCTCTGGCCGACTGCTGCCCATCTTAAGCCGCCGCCTCCAACTCAGCCACCTGCACCCGCGCCAGGTCGCGCATCATGTGGCCGAGCGCAATCGCCGTCAGCTCGCAGTCGTACCAAGCTTCATGGCTCTTCGCCGGGTCGATGTCGATTCCGTAGTGTGGGCAAACATGGTCGTGTAGTTTGGCCTTCTTCACCTGATGGTGTCCCTTAAATCGCAGAAGCCGGAACCAATGCATCGTGCAAAGGTGTTGTGCGCTGAACGGAGGCCATTCAATGCCATGGCGCCGAAACGCTGCCAGGAAGAACCCAAAGTCGAACGACGAGTTGTGCATAGCCGTGTCAATGTCGCCCGCCCAGCCGCTGAAATTGCGCTTCACGAACGCCGAGAACTGCCGGATTGCGTCTGCCTCCGGGATACCATCGCGTGAAAGGAGGCCCATGGATCGGCCCTGCGTCTTGAGCGCTTTGGGCGTGAAGTGGAGGTCATCCGGCGGCACAATCAACACGTCGAACTTGTCCAGAATCGTTGGACCGTCCCATTTGTCGTCGTACTCAGCAACGACCGCACCAATCTCAGTGAGGGCGCAGGTCGCAGGATCGAGTCCGCCGGTTTCGGTATCCAGGACTAGGACCCGTCTCACTGCCCATTCACCCCGCGAATAAACGCACTGATCATGGCGAGCACGATCGCACTAGCCATCAGGGCAGCGGCACAGACCTTTAGGCTCGGCCACTCGAATGAAGCTGACGCAGCCTTAACTGCCGATTGGTCAAGCGGCGAGTATGCCTTCAACCAATCCGCATGGAGCAGAACGCGCGTCTCTGACGGCAGGCAGCTCCACTGGAGCCACGTCATCTTGCATTGAGTAATCAGGTAGGTTTCAAAGCTCATCGAAAAGGCCTCCATCCCATCATCAGCGCGAACACCACGAACGCAGCGCAACAGAATGTCACAACGGCGCAGAGCGTGGCACCAGGGCGGCAGAACACAAAACACAGCACGGTTTCCCAGAGCGTCATGTCAGCGGGTTCTTCATCGTGCTCGTCTCTCTCCGGTGGCATGGCAGCCTCCTTTGGCTCTACCTCAACGATTCCAATCTCGTCGCCGCGGATAACCAGTTGCTCACGCGGTGCGGAGCCGGGCCAATCGTTGTAGGGTATTTCGTGTAGGTCGCGCAGGTTCTTCATTTGCTCAAACCTCCATCAAACTAAGTTGCTCATGTCTCGTCGCCATATCCCTGCGCATGTCGCTGTACTGGCTAATCCCGCTCCCGTCCACGCTCTTGACACCCCAGGCCTCCAGTATTTCCAGCCTCGCAGGAGTGTTGACGCGCCCGACGTGCGTCCATTTACCGAGTGCCTGCGCCGCCTTCACAATCGCATGAGCGTGGCGGCTCATCTTCCATCGGAATCGGCAGGTCCTCTTGCCCGTCCTGACAAGCTAATGCGATAGGCCAACCTGCCAGCTGGTGTTTCCACCGTTCAAACACCTCTGCGACCACAAACCGGCATTTGCTGCGGTTAGGTTCTTCACGCTTCAGGAGACTGCGGAACGCCTTCGGGTCGAACCTGCTGAATGCACCGTTGTCTATCCCGAAGTGCTGGCGTCCATGGTTCTTGAACCTCGTCAGCGGCGTAATCAGTTGCCCGACATCCGCAGGCTTAACGCCTAACTCTCCCGCTGCTTCGTCGTAGCCGCCGTTCATGTCGAGCAAGAAGAGCATGCAAAATCCTTATAAACTGCATGCCCGGCACATCTGCGGGCGGTCGGAAATGAGCTGAATCTGCGCAGCCCCTTTTGGGATGTCACCAGCCTCGAATCGTTTGCCTAAATCCTCAAGTGAAACGGGCCATGTGTCGCGCCCTGGTGTTCGGAACGTGTGACCCGTCAGCTTCTCAAGAGCAACGCCCAGATTGAATCGGTCGCGGTTAAAAGCCCATAAGCGCCACCACTCGGCAAGCCGCTGGAAGAAGCAGAGAGCGCAATCGGTTCGCTCTGGAATCTCGATCCCATATCTGCCTAGGATATCCCAGACCTTTGCCAGCGTGAAGCCGTTATCTTGAAGTGGGTACGACTGAGTGATGCCTTCAACCTTGCCGTAAACTGCTCCGTCTCGGAGATCCTCATCAGCCCGGAGGCCTACATAGAGCGTTGCCGGAAGATTGCTCAAGGCGTAGGCGATGAACGGTTCAAGTTTGAGCATCCGTGTACACCATCTCATCCGAAAGTTAGGAATGGCATTCTGCTTCACGATCAGCGATGTGAGCGTTTCGCCGCAGGTAATCGGGATGAGCGGTTTTCCGAGTATCTGCCCAAGTTCGACCCAAAATATCTGCATGGCTGGAAGTTCGTCACCGGTCGGCGTGTAGACATACTCAAACTCCCTGTCAGGGTGTAATTCCCTCAACAGAAGAGTCATTGCCGTACTGTCTTTTCCGCCTGATAGGGCAACGATGTGCTTCATAGGTCAAATCTTAAAAAGAGCCGGGAGTTGCAGTTCTCCCGGCTGAAGGAGAAGAGGGCTGTAACGTAGCCACCCGATCGCCATGCGCGGCAAGTCCGATTGAGGGGCGTAGCAAGTATCGTTTATCAGCGATGCGGGAATCCAATCTTCCCTGCCCGCCGCCGTATGCATCCGGCGTTCTCTTCCCCTCAACTCTTGAAATCAGTGCCGCACTCTCACGGCAGTCACGTTGCTATTTCGCACTATTGCCTGAGCGCATGTGAGATCGCGCCCTCATGCTGAGGATCAACGTTTACTCGCTGCTCTTGATGTGGCTCATCTGAAAATCTGTTAGTTGGCCGGAATGCTACGTCATCCCGGCCAGTCATCCGGTTAAGACATCACTCAAGTAATAGGTGGGGCCATTGAAGGCGGGCTTCGTGGCATGTGAACCGCCTCCTAATCCCTGCTCGGCCTCTTGACCTCTTCGCAGCGCGCTTCAGCGTTAGCCGCAACCGTTTCTGCTGCCTGAGCCTGGCGTCTCATGCGTCTGGCGGCACTCCGGGCGTCTCTTGCTTCCTCTGCAGCATCGCTAATCTTGTCCAATTCGCATTGAGTCGGATAAGGGCGTAACTCAAAGGTGCAAATGTCTACCAGTCCACTGAAATTGCCGTCTGCCTGCACTCCTCGCACCTTACAGAATTTCTGAATCCCTCCGTGGCACTGCTGAATGACTCGTTCAACAACGATCAGTTTTGCTGGTGTTACTCCTAGCAGCGAGTCAGAACCGAGTGAGGCGTTCGCGTGCATGACCTCATCGCCAATCTCAAACTCAAATTCTGCTGACAATACTCCCAATGTCGTCTCCTTTGTAGTAGGTCAAAATGCGCCCAGGTTCGGTTACTGGTCATCGAACAGCTTTTCGTTCGGCCCCGGCTTCGGCAACTCAGCAATCGCCGCAATGTACTGCTCATCCGTAAGCACGGTATCCCGGTCAATGCCGAGGAACTGGACAGCCAGAAGCCTCACATCCTCATCACCTTGAACCGGATAGTTCATGGCATTCGCGGCGTTACGGAATTGCTCTCTGCCGGAGAGGGGCGGGGCTGAGATTGGTTCTTGTGCGGCTTCTGCGACAGGCGCCTCCTGCTTCTTAGTGGCACGCTTAACCGTCTCTGCCAGCTTGCTTTCAGGCTTCAATTCCGCCGCTACTGCACCGGGAAGGGGGAACGCCTCGTCAACGGTCGTGTCGCCATCGCGAATCGCAGTTCCAATGCCTTTAAGTGTTCCGAGGTGGTCAAGGGTGATGTCTTCTTCACCGCGAATGCCGAGCATCATGAATACGCGGTCATTGGTGGCCCCCATTTTTGCAAGAGCAACCAGCACTTTAGCTCTCTTGTCAGCCAGGGTTGCGGCGTCGCCAATTGCCACGCGCCGGCATTCCATGTAAATTGCTCTGGTATAGGCAGCAGGAATAACCTTGAATACAGCGTTACGAAGAGCAATAGAGATGGCGGCATTCGCCGTTGTACTGATCATGTCGTCGTTATAACGCTTACCGCCCTTGTCCGTTATGCGTCGACGCACCTCAATTGAAATGGCTACATTGTTTTGGAGGTCCCAAGCCGCAGCTCGTGCAACCAGGAACTTTTCATCCTCCGCAACGACTCGGGATTCGACCCTCATGTGCCCCCAGGCAGAAGCACAAATCTCAGCTAAGCGGACGCTGGGTCCTTCTATGTTCTTGCCAGACCGCGGAAGAACATAGAAGCATGAATCGGCGGTTGGCTCATCAAGGGTCGCCATCTCAAGTGCTGTATCACGGAATAGGCGAATAGATCGCGGGAACCTGCGCGCTGTTGATATTTGGATATCAATCTCGCCGCGTGTTTGGGCCTCCATGAGCCCCGCACCAGAATTGTCTATAATGGTGATGTCGTCGTCATTGAAACCCTCGCGCTCCATAAGCGCGGAGCCGCGTTCAGTCATTGTCATCGGTCTATTCCTTTGGGAAGTTTGGGCAGAGTTTGCGGGCGCCTTTTCGCGTCACCCTATCTGCAATGATTCCGAGTTCTTTCAACTGCTTGTAAATCTCAGGGGCCTTAGCTTTAAGCATTGCCGTGTCGCAGGTTTCGGCCACCGAATCGCGGTCTGTCTTGTATGTGATTGGCTTGCCACCGCTCCACTGTAAAATCGCGGCGTTCTGGTTGTCTTGCATAAACTTCTTGATTGAGTTGGAGAGGCGTTCTTTCTCCATCTCAGCAATATTGAAGTTGGTGATGGCTTCACGAAGCTCTAGAATTAACAATTCCGTCTGGTAATCGGCCTTGATGGTAGCGCCGGAATCCTTGCGCATTCGCTCTTTTAGGTAGGCAGTGTCGGCTGCAAGGCCTGTGATATCCGGCTCAACACCAGCGAGGACATTATCGCGCCAGAACTTGCGGGCAACCTCCTCCATGCCGAGCGCAACTTCGCGGTCGTAGCGAATCGGATAAGTACGCAAGTCGCTCCAGCTAAACCCGACGAATAGCTCGCACTGATGAATCCCCGTGATGTGCATTTCCCACATACATTGGGCTTCTTCGTGCTGCGGAAACACATCCGACCCAGATTCGCCGTACTGGTTTGAAACAAAGAACTCGTGCGACTTGATCTCAACCAAAAGTGCTTCATCGGACGTCATGTAATCGGGACTTACGCCGCACTCAGGGTATTCAGGGTGTCGATATGTCGGACACTTCGCCAATTCCCTGCCGGTCAATTCTGTGTAGGTTTGGGCAAGATAAGGCTCGGCACGTGTGCCCCGCTTCATTTGGTCATTTGGTTCAACCGCCTTGGCCTTGCCAATCTTCTCGAGATACACCTGTACCGGCCCGCGATTCGGATGAACCTGAAGGAGGGCGGCGATGTCCGTGCCGCCGATACGCGTCTGCCGCTCTTTCAGGAACTGTTCGCGCTCGGTAAGTAGGGCGGTCATGCCGCCACCAACCCTTCCTCAATCACAACATTGACCTCTTCGCCCGTTCCGACTCTTTCCATTAGAATCTGGAAGTCATGCTCCGCAGCGAGTTCGGCCATAAGCCGCATTGAATCGGTATCTAACAGGCTGCCATCCTTGACGAACATCGTTCGGAACCTGGGTGACATTGCCGCGCCCATCGCCACACTAACCCGAAGTGATTCTGCGGAGGATGCCTGCGAGAAGGGAATTCCGTTAAAGAGGACGCCGGTTTCATCGAACGACAAGCCCTCTACCGGGAAGGTGACTGCGGCCAATGCCTGCCGCTTGCGCTCTTCTACGCCGTTGATCTTGGCGGTGAACTCTTCGTACCTGGCATTCATCTTGTCCACTTCGGACTGAACCCGGGTACGTTGGGCGTTGTCTCGCACCCTGGCATTGATGTCGCGGGCGGCTGTCAATTGGGCGGCAATGGCGGAGGTGTCTTTGCGCTCCATCGTGCCCTGTTTGCCAATTGCCTCTTCGGTTTGCCTTACAGCGTTTTCGTAATCTGTGGTGGCGTCTTTGCATGCGTCCCGAAGCAACTGCAACTGCCGCTCTGTTTCCTTGATCTGAGCCTTGTAATTCTCGACATGGTTCTTGCGCCGCTCTGTCTCTGTGCGCATCGCGTCTATTCTTGCAGCGAACCGGTCATACTCGCCGTTATGCTCGTAAGCCGCGGCGAGTCTATCTTGGAGGGCTTGAACATCCACCTCTTCCGCCGGCGCATCCTCATGGAAAACGCAGGAAGTGAGTTGTCCCTTCTTCGCTGTCAGGTCACGCCCGGTAAGCGTCCGTTCCTCGTAAAGTGCTGCCCGCTCCCGGTCCAATTCGGAGAGGTCCAAACCGACAAGCGCCTTTAGCGTTTCGAGCTGCTTCTTTGGGTCTTGGCGGGAAAACTCCAGCGGGTCGAACGTGAACGAACAATAGAAGCTGTTCAGGAGTGTCTGCTGTGCTTGATACTTCGCGCCTTCTGGATTAGCAACGATCAGGTTCGTTCGCACCGGACCGTCTACCGTGTCGCGCTTCCATGTCCGGGTAACGATGTACTCGCCCATGTCCAACCGGACGAATGCCTCTAACTCGCCATCGCGAATAGGGCGCTCGCAGATCAGTTTCTCGCCGCCAATGGCATAGGATATCGCGTCAATCGTGGAGCTTTTGCCTGCTCCATTCTTGCCACCGATAACAGTGACACCCGGGCCGAACTCAATAAAAACGGTATGCAGTCGCTTGACGTTCTCCGCTGTGATGGAGAGTAAGCGGACAGGCGCCTTTTCGGTCTTTGGTCTTTCGGTTAATGCAGTCATCGCATCTTCTCCCAAACAAAGTAATCCCAGGCAGGTGAATCATGAACACTCTGACTTCCACAACGCACCTCACGTATTGGCCGGAGCGCTCCCACGAACCGGTTTCGCGGGCTGCCTGTAAGTTGAATTCCGGGCGGTGTAAAGCCACCAATATCACGGCTTGTGTAGTTTGATGATCCGCCCGGAAAGTGGTTAGGCCGCGTCTCCGTCGTCGGCCAAATTAGCGTCTACGCGGTCCTTGATGTCCTGAAGGCTTTGAGCGAGAGGCGAAAGGTCACCGGTTGGGCCGTCGCCTTCTTCCTCGTCCTCAGGGTGAACGGTGCCGTCAATCACGGTCTGGTTGGGATCGGATTCCTTGGCTGGCTCCTCCTCAACCTGAACACGCATCTTGATCTTTTCCGCCGATAGCTCAATGCAAACGCCGTCGAAGTCGTACTTACCCATAGGCAGAACCTCGCCATTGAAGAACCGCAAGTTAAACATCAGAAGGTCTTTGGCGGACACTTCGGCTTCCGTTGCTTCTTGGCGTGTGTTTCGAGCCTGAACATAAGCCTTGGCAAATGGCTTGATCTTCTCCCACCATGCAGGCGCTTTGAATTCTTCGGCAGGCAGGGGGGGGCTGTTGATTGGCTTTGTTCGATCTACGCGGCATCTTTTAAGGCCTCCATTATCTCGTGTGTGATATCGGCGGTCTCGTCCGCCGTACAATCCGGGCATATCTCTTCACCGGGCTCCGTGACCCCGGTCGGGCAAACATGGCAGGCGCGGCCTTCTATCTGGTTGCGGTCGCGGATGGCCTCATCGTTGGCGGTGGCGGCGCAGTCGGAGTAGTCAACGAACATTACGCTTTGCCTCCTGCAACTCTCGGCCCATGTCCTGAAGGCGGCATCTAAGCCGGCAGTTCTCGTCTCGCAGCTCCTTGATCGCTTCTGAATGCTGGCGGTCAGTTATCTCAACCTCCGCCTTATGCAGCCGCTTCTGCTCATTGATTTCCGTGACCATCGGATTAGGGATGCAGTCTCGCCCGGTTGCCATGCCATACATTTCGTGGGAATGCTCCACCGATCGCGAAAGCGATTCAACCTGATCGGGTGTCAGGCGGACGTCAATCTCCTCCAATCCGATTTCGACGGCTTCGCGCCAGTAGTCGTAGGTGCTCATCGGCCTTCTGCCTCAGCGATTACGACGCGGGCCACGCAGACTCGACAATCACAGCCTTGCCGGATGAGCCCATCGTGAATGAGATCGCCGGTAACGGGGTCGGACTTGAAGATGTGGCTCATTTGGATAGAACCTCAAGTAAAGCATCGGCGTACTTGACAGATTCCCTGGCACAGGCATGGTATTGGAGAACGGGGATGCCATCAATCATAAATCCTGACTGCGCAGCGATAATTCCCTGCATAGCCGCCTTGGCGAACGCCTCACGCTTGGTAAGCCCTTCCTGTGCCGCTAGCTCCCATCCATCTGGATGCCTGGAATACGGACGCGCGAACGCGGCAAGGTCTCCTGTGTCGGGGTACCATCGCTCACCATCAGTAGCGGAAGGCTTAGCCACCTCACCCTCTACCGGCTGGGCCATGGAGGCGGTTGGCCGTAAAAGGTTCATTGGGCAGTCTATAACAGAGCAGGTTTCCGTAACCGGCTGCATATGATAGCCAGCCCCGCAGTGAATGCATTCCCAATCGCAGCCGTCAGTTCTGACTGCCGCTTTGAACCAATCCGGCTCCGCGATCTTTTGGTGTGCATTCGGATCCGAGGCCATCGCGTACCACTCGCTGAAGGACGGCAAGTTGGCCATCTGTGCGCCGCGCTCGTCACGGTCAAGCATGTAAGATTCAACTAGAGGGTCAAGTAGTGCAGGATCAATATGTTCGTCAAGCCTGAAGTTGCCATGATCTGGCTCTGACTTGGCATAGTGAGCCTCGGCAATCTTAGTTGCAGTTTGCGCGCCCGCTGCCCACGCAAAGTCTCCAGGAAACTGCTCTTTTAACGCGTGATAGATTTTGCTTTCAAGTGTATGGCTCATGAAACCACCGGAACCTTTCGCTCATCACCGATCTGCGTCCATGTCGAAGAGACCACCAATGCGCCCGTCTCCCGCAACCACGGCTAATCCGCAAAGGCTATGATGCCTATGCCGCTGCGAACACATGAGGCGCAGTAGTCGCCGTAGGATTGGGCTAATTCGACTGTTGTAAGGCTCATCATCAAACCCTCAAGGTGTTTCCGTTTCGGAAATAGGTGACTGGCGGGTGACCCACAGAATGAATCCGCACATCTTGCCGCCAGGGTAAGCGTTCGCGTCTGCCTTTAACTGCTGCTCCGGCGTGTTTCCGTTGGCCGCGCAGTAAGCAAGGTATTTGGGTTGATACTCAGTCTCGAATTCGAGTGATGGCTGGTTCATGTCCGTGCCATCCCTTGGCCGACATAAGTCCCAATTCCGAGGTACTGCCTGTCGTCCCACTGGTAATTCCGTTTTCCGGATTCCTCGGATTCGTAAACAGCAGTCACATGCTTTGTGGAGCCGTCCTCCATTTGGTACAGAGCGGTGCCCTGTGCATCTGCAGCCTTCTGCGAATACCAGCAGTGCGCTGTCTTGCTGAATCTTGTCTCTGCCATCTAAGCCGCCTCCGCCAACACAGGCACCGCCACAAACCACTCGTTCAACTGCTGCAGGCTAATAACAGGTGCTAACCGCCAGCCCGACTCCAGAGGAGCAACCAGATCAACACCGACATACACCGTCTCACTTATGGCAGGGTCGTCGTACACGTTGGTGACCCGGATCACGATGCCTGTGATGGCGGAGCGGTATAGGGCGTTTTGGGATGGTACGTTCATCTCGAAACCTTAGTCGGAGTAGGGCGACGATTAGCCGCCCGTCTCCTTGCTCGTTTTTGACCCTTCCGCTGGGTCACGGTCCCTGATCGAAATAGAAGCACGTCCGATCCGCAATTACAGGCGTTGCAGAAATGCTTCATAAACCGCTCGGTGAGGAGACTGCCATCTCGCTCCACGTTGCGGATGTGCGCCGCAGAGTAGGGGATAACCCGGCTCAAATCGGCTGCACTTTTGAATCCCGCCTTGATGCGTGCAGTTCGGGCGGGGAAATCGTCTTGGCTCATCGCGGTGCCAGCCGAAGCCAGTCGGAATCAATCTGATACAGCCGCGCCATACTGAGTGCCAACCTGCGACTCTCGCGGCGGCGCTGGTAAGTGTTGAGCCGCAACGCCGTCTCGACCATTAACCGCTCAAAAAATCTCAACATGTCCCTCTTCCTTGCTCCCCGCTACTGCTTAAGTGCTATGCCGTCGCTGCGATGCGTCGGTTGAACTTCCTGACTGACCTCTGAGAATTTCGCTTGAACTCTTTGCGGATGGCGGACCATTCAGCTTCACTGGCTAAGCGGGCGGCTTTGCAGTCGTCGCATTCAACACCTTCAAAGTCCAGAAGCGTTTCCCGTCCCTGCTTCCAGCAGTTCTGGCAAAAGTGGGATTGGTCGTACTCTTCGGGATAGTCTCGCATCGCGCCGCCTCCTGAGTTCGTTTGGTCAACTACAGAAGGATGATAACACGTTTGTTATGGAATTGCAACAGATTTGTTACGATTTTCGACAAATTGATGCGATTTTTTTTCTGCGAGGTTAGGATCGTGCAGTTCCCACGTTTCGACACCAAAGTGATCGGCCAGCTTTTTCCAGTTGCGGGGGCCAATTCCGATCCCTCGTGCCTCACATCGGGAGATTGCAGAGGCTTTTAGTTCGACGTGTCTGGCAAGTTCAGCTATTGAGTAGCCGAACAGCAAGCGCATCCCGCGTATCCCGTTGGGGTGCGAGCCTTGCGGTGTTGCGCCGTTTGATAGGGTTTCGGTTTGTGTGCTCATGCCAAATAGTAACATGTTTGCTACGGAAAATCAATACAAACGTGTTAATTATTGTTACGAATTCATATCTTGCTTTGTGTGTTAAATCACAGTAACATTTCTGTTATGAACCGTAGTGATATTCGACTATGCAAACACTCATAAGGAATCACATCATGACGTTTGGGGAAGCCCTCAGAAGAGCGAGAGAATCCAAACGGTTAAGCGTAGTAGCTTGCGCGGAGGCGGCTGGAGTGCAAGCCAGCCAATGGTCCAGGGCCGAGGCTGACGAGCCAAAGCGCTCCAACGGGTTGCCTCCGATTCCGTCTGTAAGGACGGTTGAAAAGTACATCACAGGGTTGAACCTCAACTTAGCCTTTGACCATGACAGGGAGTTGCTGAGATCGATTTATGCTCAAACCCCCTATTCAATTAAAGAGCCTATCTGGACTGAAGAGAGTTCGCATGTTCTCAATGACGAAGATGCTCCGGTAAGCCCCCATTTTCGCAGGTGGGTCGAGCAGTTCGAGTCTCTGCCAGAAGACGATCAGGAGGAAATCGGACTCTTGATTCAGATCAAGTCGAGCCGCAATCAAGGAAAGGCGCCTCTGCGCGTAGTGGAAGGCGGCCAGAACCCCGGCAACAAGCGTCCGATCCGCGGAATCACTTTCGATCCGGATAAGCAAGAGGAAGATTACGAACACTTGGCCGCGTACAAAGGCGAGCCCGACGCGAAGACCGCCGAATCGCTGGATGAGGCTGCCGAAGAGATAAAGAAGCGGAAGGCGAGCAAGTTTGTGCCGAGGCCAGGAGTTGGCGATGAGAAGTAGATCGATTGCTGTCGCTCTATTACCCATTGTCGTGTTCGCGGCAGGGTGTGCCGATTCCAGCAGTAATGCACCTACGAATTCCACCAACAACGCCGAAGCATTCAAGCCTCCGCCTCCGAGGGTCGAGAGCGGAATACCTGCGGAACAAGAGGTTGAAATCATCTCTGTCAAGCCGGCGCCCTTCACAATGGCAAGCAATGGCAAACCTGCGCGTCAAGCAAAAATCGTTTGGAAAAACATCAGTAAACAGCCCATTTTCCATGTGAGCGCGGATATCACGGGTTATGACGCTGCGGGTAACAAGAACGAGATGAGTGCCAAAGATTATGCTATTTACTGGGACGACAAACCTGTGCAGCCAGGCGAAACGCATAAGCCGGGCCCGGATGAAGGGTTCATTTTCCCTGACGTACTAGGCGTCGTTGAGAAGATCGAAATTCGCCCTGTATTCGTGGATCACAATCCTGATCCGAAATGAGGAGACTTGACGATGGCAAGTAGGTGGCGTACCAGCTGGCCGGCAGAGTTTAACTTTTCATTGGTGGCATGGAGTCTGCCGCAGCAGTTTGATTACCGGATTCTGTTTTGGGATGAGTGGGATGAGGACCGCGAATAGGGAGGTGGTTGTTGGCAAAAGGACAGTTTCGAGGATATGCAGATTTTCAGTTCTTCAGCATTCACACCAAGAAGGATTGGGTTGAGTTTAATTGTCCCGACTGCGGCAAAGTAAGTTCGCCGCTAATCGCTTATTACCCACATTCGCACGGAAAATGGCTGATATGCCCTGGTTGCGCTGAGCCCGTGGCCATCAGATCAGATGGCACGATCTGGCCGCCAGTGACCTTTGGGAGTCCAGTTGTAAACCTACCGCCCACCGTAGAACTTTTATATCAAGAGGTCAGGCGATGCATAGGTATTGGAGCGTTCACGTCGGCCGAATTGTCGTGTCGAACGTTGTTGATGCATGCAGCGGTGGATAAGGCTGGAGCAAAGGCCGGCGATACTTTCGCCGCCTGTATAGACGCACTTACAACAGCCGGATTCATTACACCTGCGATGAAGCCTTGGGTTGACAAAATTCGACAAAATGCCAATAAATGCGCCCACGAAATCGATCCTCCAGATCAGGACAGGGCGAAGGATACAGCCATGTTTACGGAGCGCCTCCTGACTCTTGTGTATGATCCACACAACCAAGCGGTTGTGCCGTAACTGCTTCGGAAGGAATCAGCCTAATCATCTTTCCAAAGTTGGGGCCATCATAAGCACCCCGGATTTCGTCCCCGGTAACGATGTTGCGCATCACTAGTGTTGGCCGCTCGCATATAGCCACCAATTCGTAAACATCGCGTCCAGTTTGGGTGTAGAGATCGCCGGGCGAGAGATCGCGAATGCTATTAATCCCAGGCATGGAAGGAGATCCTCCTATTACCGTTCATCATACCAAACTTAACCCGCTTTTACCACTACCGAAACCACATCGTCCAGCGAGTGACTCGGTATGGGAATCGTACCAACCAATCTTATATGCGTCAGGCACTATGAATCAGTCGTTCGCGTGTGTACTCGCAGGCTGCGACGGGTCAACCACTGGATATGGCCGCGCAGCGATCAGGAATATGAATTCGTAGCCCGCCATTACAAATACGACATGTGGATCGGCGATGAAGGGGAGTCTGGGACTTGCCACAAGCGGAAGGTAATCCGAATCGAGCATCATCCGAATCCGATCATCCGACATCGGCGCATGGCGCATGAACTAGCGCACGTGATTCTTTACCAGACGGATCCGCCCTGGTATATCCACGATTGGCCGCGCACGGGCGACGATGCCCATTATGCGGCAGTGCTGATGGAAAGCATGGTTGATAAGTACATGGCCGAGCGGTCGCAAACCAGATTAGATTTGTAAGTCCAAAAACCAGCCACCTCAACTAAGCTCCGCGTTAATCAAAAATGGGACCGTTCAGCAAAGTCATTTGAGCGTGAATGTGATCGATTCGAGCACGGATTCAAAATCCTTGTTCGCATCGCGGAGGTCAGGGGTTCGAATCCCCTCAGCTCCATACAAAAATCAAGTTTCACGCTCAAATTGACTTCCGCGTTTTAGGTTGCGGTCCCGATTCTCTGCCAAGAAAAGGGACCAAAATGCTCAACTCAGCTCCGCGTTTGAAGATTTTGTCAAGCGCGCCAGACGCCTCCGAATTGCTCGCCACTTCAGAATTAGAGCAAACTGCGGAAGGCTGGCATCTCTCCTGCGACATCGAACAACACTCCTCCCGCACCATAGAACGCCGCCGGGATATCCTCAATAAGCTGGATTGGTTCCTGAAGAAGAAGAACATCCAGGTCATTGACCGTACGGCGCTGCGCGGCTACCTCCATTACCTGACCCATGGCCATGAAGAAGAAGGTGGGCGCTGGGGGAATCCTCAATGCACAAAGGCTGTGCGCCCTCGCACTGTCCACACCGTTCACGGACACCTTCGCAGTTTCTTCAACTGGTGCATCGAAGAGGGGATTCTGTCGGTCTCACCAATGGATCGGATCGCGGCGCCCATCGCCAGGGCCGATCAGATTCGGCCGTACACCGCTGAAGAATGCGACAAGCTCCTGAAGGCGGCCAAAGCCGGCAACTACCCAAAGCGAGATGTAGCGATGCACTACCTTATGTTGGATACTGGCTTGAGGGCGACTGAGCTTTGCGGATTGCCTTACAAGGACCTGAACATTTTGGGCAAGAGGGTGATGGTTTTGGGGAAAGGGGGTAAAACCCGCTCGCTGCCGTTCCACAAGACGACAACAAAGGCGATCCTCGACTATGTCCGATCAGAAGGCCGGACGACTGAGGATATGCTGTTTATGGGGGAGCGCGGCCCGTTTACCCGCAGCGGCCTTCTGCAACTCGTCGTCCGATGGGGCGAGCGTGCCAGCGTCGACAATGCGCATCCGCACCGCTACCGGCACACATTCGCCGTGGAGTTCCTACGCGCAGGCGGCAACGTCTTTTCTCTTCAAATGCTCCTCGGTCACACGAACCTGCAAATGACGCAGAGATACGTCGCCTTCGCCCAGGCGGACATTGAGGTGCAACACCGCCTATATAGCCCGGTGGAGGCGCAGAAGAAGCGAACGCGGGCTTGAGATGTCAAGCGCTCAGGGAGGCGGAGGTCTCCGCAAACGGCGCCGACGCCTCGATCAGCCTCTCGTGTCCCAATTTCGTGAGCATAAAGTAAGGGATGCTGCCTCCGCAGACCTTAATGAATCCTGCGGTCACCATGTGAGCAATGTGGCGTTCGATCTCCCGCTTCGGCTCACCTTCGAGCCCGTGAGTTAGGCCGGCATGGCTGTTGCGCCCGTTGTAGATGGATGCGAGGATGAGTATCTGTTTGAGTGGTAGCATGTTGCCCTCCTGTGGTTCTACTCGCGGGAGGTTGGCGGAGGCGGAATCAGGAAAAAGGCGTTTTTCCAGTTTACGGTATAATCGGGGCATGAAAAAGGGTCAAAAACTAAAACCGCTCGGCATGCTTGAAGTGTTATCGCCAAAACTCTTACTGAGTATTCTTCAGGAGAACGGGTGTGATGGGGATGAACTAGTCAAGCAGTTCAAGCTGTGTTTTCCGCATGTGATGAACGACGATATTGCGACAGTATAATCGAGTTATGGACAAAGATTTAGCCAAAGCAGCGCAGGACTGGGTCAAATCACCCGAAGGACAGCAAGCCGTTCAGGAAGGCGCACAAATGGCCGCGAAGATGTCTATGGAGTTGCGGAAGGCTCAGGTAGTGGACGTCGGCAAACTCCTGCGACCGATGACCATTTAGCGGTATAATCTGGTTGAACGAAGGAAAGTGAAGCCCGTTGGCGAGATGCCCCGTCAGCGGGCTTTGCTGTGTCTACTTGACAGGATTGCGGGGATTTAGTATTATTTGCCTGTATAGACGGTGCCGGTAGAGAATGCGGCCGGAATTACGCTTTACGTGACGACGTAGAGCAAGGCGCGGCAGGGATAGATACCCTCGCTTGGGATGGAATAAATCGGCGTACATCCAAGCCGTACGCAGGACCGCGTAAGAGTTCTGCAACATGAGTCCGAAGTGACAAACGGGGAACGCCTAGCAGTGTAAAAACCGCTAGGAGGAGATGGCTCGAACCCATCCGGATTCACCTAACCATAGCCCTCTAAGGGCACGAGACAGCGAGAGGGATTTATTCCTGATCGCGAAAGCAGAGAGGGCCGGGTTAATCCCCGGCCCTTTTTGTTGCCTGGAATAAAGGTGGCGTTGTATCGGTGGCTAAATTGATGCTGCGCTCCGGGCGAACGAGATATCACGCCTTATCTTCGGGACTAAGTACACCCAGATAAATGCCAGCATAAGCCATCGCCACGTAAGCAAGAGGATTAATAACGCAGGGACAACCAAAGGACTGAGCAACGCATACTTGCCTGCAAGAACCACGATGTGGCAAAATTCCTTTGTATTTCGGACCGATGGGTTAACGTATTCCATGCAAAGCATGAAGACGCCGGCTATTAAAACGGAGACCGTTACCACTGCTCCTGCCGAATAGATAAGCCACTGTGGAGCCCCTACTGTGTAAAGAACACCTACACTGGTCGTATTTACGAGCGCCCCGCCAAGCAGGAACCCCCACACACCAGCGAGCATACCCGAAGTGTTATTTACCGAGAATATTCGTTTGAGGTTCTTCTGATTGGTTGTCATTTTGGGGTTTCTCCAAGGCGGGCACTCCACTGTGTCCGTCTATTATGACTTGCCGGTTTTCTGCTTCGCCCTTAGCTTTTTCAAACTTGGCACGCCATGTCTGGATAATTTCTTCAAACCATTGGCTCATCTGCGTTGTATGTAGCGCTACACATAATACTACGAAGATTGCAGACAAAACGATGTCACAGCCATATACGAACGCTAGCAACCACACAGGGGTTTCGTGTAGTGTGATTTTCGATAGCAACCACAGCAGCAGGTGTGTCAGTCCTGCAACGGACAATAGAGAAAACGCAATCGCACCAAGAAAACAGAGTTCATGGATAAGATGGTATGCCGACTCTTTCGGCGTAGGTATCTTCATCGAATGCGGCAACCTGATCAGTAAGAGTGTGCGAGTCTAATTTCATGCCACCGCTATTTATTCCTTCATTTGTCAACATTGTTTGTCAGATATTATCGGGCGCTAAAACACCATTCTGCACTGCAAAATCTACAGAAAATATTCCAAATAATATTCCGCCTCCCTTTCCTAATCCCTTCCAGCCGAGCGAGTAGATAAGTAAGGAGGAGGGAATAGCATGAAGGTTCGAGAACTCAAGAAACTTCTAACCGCCGACGGATGGGAGTTAGCCCGACAAGACGGACCGCACGATGTTTATACGCACCCGGAGAGGCCGGGCAGGGTGATAGTCCCTAGACACCACGGAGACATCAAGCCCGGAACACTCAGAAGTATCTACCGAGAAGCAGGATGGGGTAAGCCATGAAGACAGAAGAGAAGAAAATTGAAGAGGAGGTGAGGGGAGAATCCCCCACCTCTCACCTCTTAGATATGTTGGTCGGATGGAGCGCCTTCGTAGATGAGACACAGGACGGCGGCAAGATCGTTACCTCAGACGAGATCGGCGCACTCTACCAGGAGGCTGGCGGCATTGTGATGGTAAATGATGAGGACGAAAAAGAGGCGCGAGTCCGCGAGTTCGTAGAGTCCCGCGTGATACCCTTACTGCTTCGTAAAGCTTGATTGCGCCCTCCTCCTAGTCGGCCAATCAGGGAGCCCCGTCTGGTAAGTCAGGCGGGGCTTTTAATCCTCAGCCTGGATTCAAAGCCCCGC